GTCGCTCAATCGCTCGACTTGAATGCCGCGCAAACGCTCTAAACGACGCGCTGATGCGTTTTGATTGCTGGATGGTGTGATGACAGCGGACATGGGTTTTGATGCGCTAGAATCGAATCGGTCGGACGACCTAGTTTTGACTGCGGATTGGTGGCCGACGGGACATCTAACTTTCTACGCGGTGAAAAGTTCGACTAACCTTTTGATTTTTCGCTCGAACGCTCCGGCACCGGATACACATCGTAGTCCTCCGACAATTCGACCGGGACGACCCGAATCCGCCCTTGCGTGTATTCGCCGGGATTTAGTTCACGCGCCGCACGTTCGGCATCCTTGCGCGAGGAGAATTCGACCGTGCGGTAGCTGACGACCTTCTCCTTCATGTCGGACCAGCCAATCGCGCCGGATAGCTGGACCTTATAGATCGGTTTCGCGAAGAGGTTGCGGCTCATAACGTCTCCAGATCAGGTGTACCGGGGCAGAGCTTGTCGCCGTCCTCGCGTTCGATGATGAGTTCAAGGATCTGCGTGCCATCCTTCGCGATCAGCGAGCAGATATGTTTGTTGTCGTCGTAAATCGAGAGCGCTTTCGCGCCGGATTCTTGCTCCTCGCCGGTTAGGATTGCGTTGAACAGATCGACGATGGTCTGGGCGTTCTGTTTGGATTGGATGGTTAGTTTCATTTCTTTGCTGTTGTTTGACTGGTTTCGAGAGAGGAAAGTTTTCGCATGACGCGACGACCGTAGGCGCGGGAAGAGGACCGCTTGAGGGCTTTTGGCCCACCTTGCCAGATCCTTGCGAGCGATTCGTCGGAGAGATGTTTGCCGTAATGGCTTAGGTATGCGTTGGCGATGAACGTCGCGACGGCGCGATTTGTTACCTGAGCGTGCGCGTAATGCGTCCCCATGATGCGATTCACATCGCGTACAAGAATCGGCTTGATCTGGAGCGCGCCAAGTTCGCCGTGTTTGCCACGGGCATGATCGTTTCCGTGGGATTCGATTTGAATCAGGGCCGAAAGAAGCAATGGATGCATGATTTGATGCGCGGATGCGTGATTTTTATGCGATTTGATGCGCGGGGGATGTTTTAGCCGGTCGATTGCGGATTGTCTCGCATAACCGTACGAACCACACGACCGCCGAATCGTTTGACCAGTCGATGCGCGTCGCGCTTGGCGTTTCGACCTTGGAACGTGTACTCGCTTCGACCGTAAAATGCCGTCCAGTAAACTTTCACGGTTGTCCTTTCGCCTTCCTGATGATGGCGCGAGCAAAGTCTAGATCCTCGTCGTCGGCCATCGGATGCGCGAGACGTTCGAGGGCGGAGAGAAGATCGGGGGCGGATTCAATCAGAATGGCGTTTGGCTTGCCGTGGGTATTGTCGATTACTTGCACGATGATATGTCCATTGGAATCCATGATTTCCCATCCGGTGTACAAGCCCAATGTCCGCTTCCAAGGTCCGTCGCTTGGATATTTAAGGTAATGTCTTGGCATAATTTTATTCTTTGTTTTGAGGTTCAATCTGTCGTTCGTAGTCTTTCCAATCTTTCAATACTTTGTGGCCTACAGGAATTGCTTTCGCAATCTTGCGCGTCAGGAAAAGAAGGCGCTGATATTTGCCTTCCTCGCGTGCGTGGGCAGCATAGGCGCTCAGGTAAAGTTCGCGATAGGTTGGCTGTTTGGTTTTCATGCGTTGGTGACGGTGTATTCAGACGCGAAACGAAGACCTTCGGCGCGGCCTGATTCGGAACCGCCAAGGACGACAGCCTCGCACGCGGAATCCGATAGCTGGCGCGAATAGGCGTTCCAATGTTCGCGCGCGTCGCAATGGGGGATGCCGCAATCACGGTTCAGGATTTGCGCGAAGGATGAATAAAAGTCGTCGCGAACGGATTCGACCGCATCTTCCATTTCGATAGCGCGGAGCAATTGCGCGTCCATGCGGGATAATTCCATGCGCGGGAGCAGGATTTCGACGGCATAGTCTGTAGCGTCCGCCCATATGCTGCTGTACGCGTTGGTTTTGAGCCACAGGGAGCCGTCGTCGAAAAGGTGATAAACGGACGAATCGGGATTGCCGATACCGCCGCCGGGGCGAATGGATTCGGATAGGTTGTCCGCGAATGGCGGGAGTTCCTCGATTAAGTCTTGCTCGTCAGGCGTGAGCCAAAGGAAATTGTCATTGAGGTAATGCTGGCGCACATAGGCAAGCGCGGACTGCGGGAGGTTGTCCGCGTGGAATGATTGCAGGATCGTGTCGCGAGCAATGATGCGTTCAAGGATGGGGATTAGCTTTGGATTCATGATTCGGATTTGGTTTGAGGAAGGACTTATAGCCTACCCTGTCGCAGCACGCTTTTCGGCATGATGCGCGGAGGGTGGGTCATTTAGTCGAGACTTGACCAGAGGGCGGAGCCGCGAAGGCCGGAATAGTGAACCTCATAGCGCGGAGGATTGGTAACGCCTACTTCGCGCCACAGGTCCAGTTGCTGGCGCGCATAGGCGACGGCGTCCGATTCGGTTTTTGACCAGTGGTCCAATAGCGGTTTTGAGCCGCTCGCGAGACTTGTTTTCATGACGTAATATTTCATGGATGCGCGGGGATAGATTAAGCGGTGAAGATATGCGCCATTGAACCGTCAGGGAGCGAGCCGCTTACGAAAGCGCGGTTCCAAAAGTTAGTCTCGCGGGGCGTGCCTTTCGATTCGTCTTCGTCAAGAAAACGAGTCACAAGCGCGAGAACTGCCGCGCGGTGAACCGCTTCACCGCTTAAACCGTAGTCCAGTGGAATGGTGATTGAACCGCGAGCGCACTTTGCTTTGATGCGGGAACCTTTTGAATCGGTAGCTGACAGGAATTTGGTTTGTATAGATTGCATGGTGTTTTATTCGTTGGGTTTAGGGTTTAGGGTTTAGGGTTTAGAAAGTACAGCAGCCGCAGCATGGTGCGTCTTCACAGCGACCGCGTGCATTGCGCGTGCCTGTCCATCCTGAAGATAGTTTGACGCAGACTAGGTCGGAGTTTTCCGGCACGCGTCCGGTGCACGCATTGCAGTCTATGCGCCAAGCGCGGCCGCGTTTAGAGACGGTTCCTAGGCCTGAAGGCACGTATTCGTGACATTGGATGCATTGGCCTGAGTATCGGTTGATCATTGGGTGCTTTGGTTTGGGTGCTTTGGATTGGATGCTGTAGAGTGAAAGGAAGAGCCAACGCGTGGCTCTTCGCGTTCAACCGACAACAAAACCGCTTGTGTCTGATTTTGCTTTGCCCTTGGCGGTAAGGCCGACGACTACACCCTTGGGGTCAAGGAACCGCAGGTCGTTTTCGTCGCCATTAATGACCGGAAAACCTTGCCAATGTGTCGGCAGCACTTTGCTGCGGAAAACGACCGCCACATTACCGCCACGTTTGAGAATTGAGATGCAGTCGTTTTCGTTCGTTTCGGAGCGCGAAAATGTGAGGGAATAATTGGACGGGAGTTTTCCATCTAGGAAGAGATTCATTCTGAAATAATTTTTAGTATAATCGTAAAACTGTACTTTATTAAACGCTTGGATGACTGAGTATCGCTCCCAATTAATGTCGGAAGTACCGTTTAAACGCACCGTTGGTATTGCTTTGGTTTTAAGGCAATTGCTTACAAGTTTTGATACGTTAAGTTTTAAGTTTTCAACGAAAGCGTGCTTGTCGGAAACGAAAAGTTTCGTCTTGGCGATTCGCGCCTTTTGGACGCTAGTAAATGCGCCACGGCCGGCAGAGTAAAGACAAGCGGTTCGGCATGCTGGCGACGCGAAAAGACAGACATTGATGACGTTGGAAACGGAAGCAGGCGCAAGGTATAGGATTCCGGTGCGGTAGCCTTTAGACTGTCCTTTGACGGTTTTGGCGTTGGTGTCGATGGATAGGAGGTTTTTCATTGGTTCAATGGTTTGGTGTGAAACCGAGTGTCGTTTCTAGATATGCTTGGAAGATGACCAAGGCGATGATTGCAGCTGCAATGATGATTCGTTTTAGGGTGATGCGTTTCATGGGTTCAAAAGTATTCGAACGACAGGCCGATATCGGTGAGCTTAGGCAGACCAGCTTTGGAACGAATCGAGTGAGCTTGCTTTAAGAGCTTCTCGACTTGCTTCAAGTCACCGGACTTTGCTGCGCTTTCCGCTTGAATCAGGACTTGCCGAACGGCTTGCTTTTCTTTCATGGGTTCAGACTAGGTGACGGGGCGGAAAGAGTCAAAGAAAAAAACAAATTAATTTTTAAAGCGGGGCGAAAGGGGCGGATTCATTGGGGAAAACGGGGGGAAATAAATTCTAGGAAAGCGACTGGGGAAGGGGAAATGAAGGGGGAAAACTCGCCTTGCGAAAGAGTACCTAGGCTTGCAAGGTACTTGGCATGAAAGGGAAGCAATGGGAAAAGGCGAAGTCGCTTTACTTGGCAGGGAAGTCATGGAAAGCAATTTCAAACGAAACGGGAATAGTTCAGTCAACTCTGCAATCCAAGGCTTCACGGGATGATTGGACGAAGTTCAGGAAGGGAATGCGTGACATAGTTTCTACTAAAGAAACCCAATCCCTAGAAAGTCTATCGGCTTTAGTGCGTTCTAAGCTCGCCGCTGATGCGGCCAGCACGTTGGAACGAATCGATTCCTATTCGTTGGACGGTATTCGTGACGAATCAACACGGGAGCAAATACTTGGGAGCGTAGCCAAACGCTCTGCGCTTGTGTTCGGCTGGTCGGAAGCCGGAGAAGCGACCAGCGTCTCGATTAACCTATTGGGCAGCATGCCGGATCGGTTCGCGGAGGTTGTAGTCCACGGAGACAGCGCCGGCGCTACGGTCTGATAATGCATATTATCAGACTATAGGCGGACATTCTATGTCCTAAGGACAAAAGGATTGTTTTTCCACAGAATGGCACGATTATTGACGTAAGACCTGGCACCCCCTTTGCGGGGGGGCTTCGTTTACGATACCCCCCTCAAAAATTTTCCGTCTTTTTGACCATGTTAAGTAAAATTAAAATTGGTCAAGTTATTTCTCTCAATCAAGCTGAGAGGAAGTTGGCCCACTTCGTAGCCAAGAATCGTTCCGGCAATAATCGTCATTTCAACGTGACGAACTTGAAGATAAGCGCGGATGACCCTGCGACGGTGGATCTGGAGGGCGTGTGCGGCGAGATAGCCTTCTGTAAGCTATTTAATGTCTACCCCGACATCGACACGGATCGAGAGCCTCCGCACCCGCTCTACGACGCGATTATCCCGCCCATTCCACCGGGC